AATTATAAATAATTATTCTTCTGTTACCATCTACATCTGCGTAATTCCATACTACAAGATTTTTAACAGGGTCTATAGCAACACTTATTGTATTTATTTGTGTTAAATCTACTCTACTAAAAAACCACCTATCTACTTTCTCTAATCCTATATTAGTAACTGTTTGACCATCTGTTGAGTAAAATCCATCATCTGCTATAAAGAAAGTAATGTTTCCATACCTAGCAACAGAGTTACCTTCCAAACAACCTAATCCATTTGAGATAGTATCAAATTGCCAGAAAAGAGGACTACCTACATAAGAACAACGAACTACAGATTTCTCTAACAACACAACACCAAACTCACCACCTGTAATAGCTTGAACATTACCACCATCAGGAATTATTTGAAAGTCACTTTGACTTGTAGCACCAGATACCCAGTCAGTTTCATCATTAATATCTGACCATTGCACCTTGTCTGGTTCTGTTCCACCTAACAAATTTCCTGCAAAAACAAAATCACGAATTACAGCAATGTCTTTAGCTATAGGAGCTGCTGCTGCTACATCTGCAAATGTACTTGATACACCTATAGTCCATGCTTGTATTTTTTGCGTATCGTTACAAGCTAATACAACATTACCAAATTGTTCAAACTTCCATGTGCCATTACCACCATATCCACCTACTTTAGATACATCATTTAAGTTAAGTGTTGCAATATCTAGTTTAAACAGCTTTGTAGCACCACCTGCAAATACCTCTACATTAGCACCAAACTTTGCTACAAATATATTGTTAATATTTTCACTAGCAGAATTAGAAAAATCTTCTGCACTAGGAAAAGCACCATAACCAATACCAACAGGAAATACATTTTTAGCATCATTTAAACTACCTGCGTTTGCTGGTTGGTCTGGTAGCCAATCTGTAAATTGTAATCTTTTTGTTGTCATATTATAGTTTCATTATGTATGCAAGAGCATAGTAAGGAGGTAAGTTAGCATTAGTTGAAGATGACCCAGCAGCAGATGTACTTCCAGACATACTATGAGCATGGTTTCCAATATCACTAGACAAAGCTCTGTTAGCTCTTGACCCTGTTGCTCCACCTCTATAATCAGAGTTTCCTAAACCACCTGCTGATGCCCATGTAAATGTTTGAGTGTTACTTGTGAATGCACTAGATGATGTATTTGAACTGGTTACATAATGGTTATGAGAACCAGCAGCACCTGTAGACCCTGAAAAGGTATGACTATGGCTTGGTAAAGTTGCATTTGCACTACCACCAGTAGCATTTACTGCATAAGTGCTTCCTGCCCCTACTACAAATCTATCTCTTAAATCAGGAGTTCCTGATGAACCATCACATAATGCCCAACCACTAGGTATAGTTCCTGTAGAACCTGACCATAACATTATCATACCTGTTACAAAAGCATCACCCCAAGTAGGAGTTGCTGCTGAACCACTAGAAACTAAAACTTGCCCTGATGTTCCTGTTGCTCCATCTAATGTAAGACCTCCAGTAACGGCTAATGTACCTGCTGCTGTAATTGTTCCTGTGCTAGTCCAACCATCACCACTAGAACCATCCTGCCAATCTTTAATTTGTGCCATTGTTTCACGAATAGCATTATTAATTGTGCTAGGTGGGCATCCCTCATTTATGTTAATTGAGTTTATGTCAGTATTATTTGCTGCAACACTGTCCCATTGCGATACTTTAGTTTTTGCCATGTTTTATCCTTGTCGTTTCCATTTGTTAGTTCCTACTGTTGAATCTGTCCATACATTACTACCTGCTGATACTGCTGACCATGTGTTTGTTTCTACAGGAACATCTGTCCATTCTTCACCTAGTATTGTGCCTAATGCTACTACTGTACCTACACCATTTATAGAAGCATCTGCGTGTCTTATTACAGTGGTTGATGGTAATGTTAATGTTGCTACTCCTTCTATACTTGCACTTCCTGTTGCTATCAATCCACCTAACGCTGTTACAGTAGCAGTGCCTGTAATACTAGCATCACCAAATCTTATTCTTAAACCATCAGCAGTTAGTGTAGCTGTACCACTAATACTTGCATCAGCATAGATAATAGAACCTGATAAAGCGACAGTCAGTGTTGCACGACCACTTATATCACCACTACCAAATGCTACATAAATACCATTAGCTGTAACAGTAGCAGTGCCAGTAATAGAACCCGTTGCATCATTAATTAGTCCACCTAATGCTGTTACAGTCGCTACTCCACTAACACTTGCATCACCTAATCTTATTCTTAATCCATCTGCTGTTAAACTAGCAGTTGCACTGATAGATGCAACAGCAGTTCTTTCTCTTAATGCACTAGCTGTGAGAGTGCCTACACCCTGTATCTGTGCAGCACCTGTTTTTACTATAGTGCCTAGTGTAGAAAATGGTGATTGAGAAAATGCAGATATGCCAAACATTACACACCTACATCAGGTAATGTCGCTGCTTTTAATTCCTCTACTGTTGTAAGATTGTCTACTTGTTTAGTTATGTCTCGCAGTCTTTGTTTCTCTGCTACAATAGCAGTTGTATCTGCACCTTGTTCTTGAGCTTTCATGAATAATAAGTCTTGTGCCTCAAGTAGAGGCTTTCGTTTTTCACGCAGTCTATCTTTAGTAATTTCTTTTGCTTTATTGATATTAACTTGGATTTTCATCTTCTACCCCTTGTTCTGCAAACCATGCCTCTGCACCAATACCTTGTCCGTCAGGTTCACCTATACTTGCATCTAATTCCCAAGCATTTCTAAATGTTCTATCACTTGGAACTTCGTTATCTTCTACTATCCAGTAATTAACACCAGCAGGAACATCTTTACGAGCAACTTCGTTTATATCTAATTCGCCTGTAGGGATTAATACTGCTAGTCCTTCTTCTGTTTGATATATTATTTTCATATTATTCCTTATCTAAATACCGCTGCACAACAATAATTACCATCTCTATTTACTCCAGCTTCAAAATGTCTTATCTCAACTTTAGCTGTAGTAGGATTAATGGCAAAAGTATCTGCTCCAGCATTAGTAACAGTTGGTTGTGCCATAAATTGTGTACAAAAATTAGCATCAGGCATAGCAGTTGTAAAATTCATTTGATAATTGCCTGTACTAAAATCTGAAATACTACTTACATTCCCACTTGCTCTTATTACAATTGGATTAAGATTCCCTGTGAATGCTACCCATGCACGACAACCATATGCAGTTGCTACAGAACCATAGCCAGAGTTAAATTTAAGATTACCCTCATTGTCAAGTCGCATTTGTTCTGCTGTAGTTCCAGAGTTTTGAGTTTCAAATGTCATTACAGAATCTGAATTTGCAGCACTATCATATCCAGCAATTGCATATACTTGTACAGCAGCCATCTCTTGCACAGAAGAATCATCAGACCTAGTTGTTTCAAAAGTTAAACGAGAGCCATTACCACTAGAAGTGTTACGGATATTAATCCCTTCAGTTTGACCACCTGTTCTAAATACTGAAAGAGGTTCTGATGGACTACTTGTACCAATACCTACTCTGTTATTAGTAGCATCTACATGAAGTGTGCCTGAATCTACATCAACACTTCTGTCAGATTCTATACTTAATACAGTACTTCCGTCTTGCTCTATCGTTGAACCAGATGCTGTGGGTTTTATACTAATGGTCATTACTGAACTCCGTCTAATTGTTCCTGTGTAAGTTTAGCTAATGTTGGGTGATTCCATTCTTTGATGTAGTCACCTTTACCATTGCTGTCGTTTTGTAGTGTAATATCTCCATCTGCAAAATCATAGTCTGCTAACTCTGGATATAGTGCTATTATTTTTTCGTAAAGTGTCATGTTTTCTCCTTAAGTTTGTGCGATTAAATAAGCGTTCAAAAATGTGTTATTACCACCTGATATAGTTAAGCTAGTTGTAGCATACATCATCAATTGCACATAATCTGTTGAACCATTCAGGTGAATAATATGCACACAATTCCCACCATACATATCATTAGCACCATAATCACCTTGTGTTGCCTTACTCCCGTTTTTCCATAAACCAACTGCCATTTGACCCGTGCTTGTTGTTCTCATAATATGACCTGCCACCCAATAATATCCAGCTACTGTTGGTTGAAATTTATATGTGGATGTATCAAATGCGGTATCTGTATCAATATTTGTTTCATCTAGTTGAACAGCAGTCCATGTACTAGCACTTATTGTTTGGGTTGCACTTCTTTTTGCTTGAGCAATAACTGGTTGTTGTGGTTTATATCCATTAGCATTGAACTGACCTACCTCTGTAGGACTATCTGCATTACCTACACCAATCCTTAATGTTCCATCAGGTGTTGCTGGTTGATAGATGGTAAAGTTATTGCTAGATGTAGCATCTGTTCCGACTTGTAGTTTTTTACTTTTTACTGTACTCATAATTTTACCTTAATTTAAATCCTGATAATTCTGTGTAATCTATTGAGAAATTAATAATTGGACTACCAGATGATACTCTATCGCATTGCCCATATAACTCTAATTCATCTCCTTCTGATAAATCAATAATACTTGTTCTAGTCATATGAAAAGCCCTTCCGTAATTAGCAGCAGGTGCAAAATAAACCCTATTATATCTAACCCCATTAATATAAAGATATGCAAGAGTAATATTTGCTTGTGTGTTTGCTCCAGCATCTATTCTTAACGCATAATTAATTTGATAAAGTCCTCCATGTCCAGAAGGAATAACAATTTTAGAATTTGCTGTATCAATAGCACTATTTGTATCTGTAAGTACAGTATCAAGCGTAACCTTTGTTACTACATTATCAGAAATAGATTGATTAGAACCAGAGTTAGTCATAGCAAATATTGGCATATCAGAAGTGATGTTTCCTGTAACATCTACATCACCACCAAATGTACTTGTTGCATTTCCGTTTACTTTAGTTACCATTAGACTACACTCCATGTAGAGCCATCACCTATTGTGATAGTGATACCATCTGCTACTGTAACAGCACCAGCAGTCATAGCATTACGATTGTCTGCCAATGTGTAGTTTTCATCTAGTGTTGTGCTGTTTTCTACAAAACCAATTCCATTAATCGTAACTGACATTATTCTGTCTCCTCATCAGCTGGTTCTGGTGTGTTACCTTCTGCTAACCATTCTAGGTATTCTTGATAGTCTGTGTTGGCTTCGTCTGTAGGGATATAATTTTTTACATCCCCATTTATTTTTATAACCCCTTCAGGGTTACCTAATTTGTATGTAATCATAATTCTGCCTCCAATATTCCTGATGCTGTCCAACCTTCATTACCACCCCCTGATACGGCAGCCATTCGACTTACCAATCTTTGTGCAGTTGTTGTGTACACTGCCCAGTTGCTAGAGGGGTATCTAGTTGTAGATGTACCACCTGTTCTAGTTGTTGTAGGTGTGGTTCGCATGGCTGTATTAAATGTACCTTGCACTGACTGGAAATACCCTACCCCTGCTGCAACTCCAACCCAAGCATGACTAAATGTTTGAAAATACCTCTGACACAAAGCTAACTGCTGTCCGTATTGTAAATGTTCAAATGGTGTTGCAACTGTTCCTGCTTCTAGTTGTACTCCAGTAACATAGAAAGTTGCACCATTTGTTTGTATTGGGTTTACTTGTCCAGTAACTCCTTCTTTTATTGAAGAAGTCCAAGTTCCTGCTGTTCCTAATCTATCAGCACCTGCA